GAGCGTTCTAGGTACTCTGAACCTTGGATAGCATCAAACCAACTTTCCTCATCAGCAACACCTACGGTGTCTCCCCAGAGGATTTGGAACTGACACTGACGACCTTGTGAACCAAAACGAGACTTCTCAAGTTTTACTTTCACAGTATTGCCGATACGATAACCCTTATCGTCGGTGACGAAAGATGCCTTTGCTTTTGGTCGGGTCAACCAAATGCGTAGCGAATAGGTGTAAATCATTGCTTTACCACCCGGTGTCATGTAAGGAGTGGTAAGTGCTTCAGAAGGAGAACGAGTGATGTTGTCCTTCAACTGATTTAGAACCAAGAATGTTGACTGACTATTCGCAATAGGAACAGTTAATTTTGACATTCCTTTGGATAGAATGCGTGCTTTAACCGCCATAGTTGACTGTGGGTTGAAGTCGCCTTCTACATCTGAAATAGAAGGAGTAAGAGCCAAACTATCCCAGATAAAAAGAAACTGACTGTCTGTTGAAGAGAGTAGTTCCTCGATTGTTTCCAAGACAAACTCTACCGAGGTTGCTTGAACGTAAAGAATCTTTGAAGGATCGCATCCTGCTTTCTCCAAGAAACTAAAGTCAAGTGACGACTCTGAATCAAAATAAACAACATCAATGCCCATCTTTTGGGCATTACCTGCTATTTGTGCTGCCATATAGGACTTACCACTTGCTTCCAGACCAGCAATCTCTGTAACTTTACCAACTGGAATACCAGCAACTTTACCTCGGCAGATAATACTATCTAACCAACGAGCGCCTGTTGGAATCCATTGCTTTACAGTTGTTGGATTGTTTGGGTCTGCTAAGTCAACAGAGACTTCCTGTCCTGCTTTTTTATTAATTAATTTTCTCATCTGGTCTATTGATAAGCGACCAGCAGATTTCTTTTTAGACAACTTCTTCCTCCCCTATACTCCCGTTCTTATCAGGTCTAAAAGCATAAATAGTTCCACGGTAAGCACGTTTATCAACTTTCATTGAAACATTACCACCGAAGTCTCTTACTTCTAAAATATATTCCTTAGAGCGTTGGATAAGATTAGAAACATCACTGTTATCAGACCAGAACCAAGCATAACCTTCTTTAATATCTTGTTTTGAAGCATGAACTGAAGATTCGCTATCTGGTCCCCCGCCGAGACCTTTATAACGATGTGCTAAATCTTGAAGCGCATCATCCCAACCGTCCTCTCCTTTTTTCCACTTTTTCACGATTATCTCCTAAAATGTATAAGTTGAATTGGTTTCTTGTTTCTTTTGTTTGATCAACCCAAATTTATCTTCCATGTTTTCATAATCGTTATAAAGATCGTTTGGAGTTGCTTTAATGTTCATTTTGAGGGTTTTGAATTTTGTTTTTTTATCTTTGATATCATATTTGAAGTGAGTTAGAAAACCTCCGTAGACCATTACTCGTCCACACTCGCACTCTCTCACGTCTTCTCTTGCTCTTGAATAAACAGTTGTATTACACTCTTCACACTTGATGGCTTTTACGAACACTTCTTCCCCTTTTAATTATCAAAAATATGCGGGGCACCTATAAACCCGTGCCCCCCTGCGGTTATCTAAACAAGGATTAACTACCTAGTAGATCAGCAAACGCTTGGTCCACATCAGAAACTGCACCAGTAGAGGTAGTGGATACTGGTTGGTTGGTGACTGCCTCGTCAACTGTGTTGAGGAAGCGGTCAAGAATATCCGCTACTTGCGTAGAGGAACGACGAGCGTCAGCGAAGACCTCATCAAAGTCAGGCACAGACTCCATTAGAGTGCGTGCTTGTGTCTCGTCCTCGTGAAGAAGAGAAGACTTACGACGTGGAGTAATCTTAGTCTCTGGATAAGATGCTCCTGCTGGTTTTGAGTAAGTGATAACCAAATCAGTTCCCTCGTTAGGGTCTGTGATATCACCATATTCTGGGTTTAGAACAAGACCAAGTAGAGTTTCGTAAGCACGCTTACCAAATCCCCAAACTTTTACGCCTTCTTCCTCTTGCCCTCGGACAAGAACTGGAGCAAAGAAACGCTGCTTTGCGCCCAATTTACGTGCTACACGTTTGGACTCCTCTGAACCCTCACGCCATAGAGCACGAACGTAGTCATCAAGTGGGCAATCCTCTCCAAAGTTTCGTTTTGGTGATAGGAATCCAGGTTCACCCGCTACGTCATAGTGAAACCAAAAATCTCGGAAGGGGTCGCCATCTGATGGCGCTACCAATCGAATAGTTTGCTCACCCTCTTCCGGTTTCCAGAAGTTGTTCTTACGTGAGTTGTTTCCGTTTCCTTGAAGCGCCTCCATACGAGCACGCATTTTCTCCATATTAATTCCCATAATAATTTTCTCCTTAGTTAAAGTCAGTGTGTTGATCTATCACGCTGCTAGTTGTTGTATCAAAGTGCTGCTTTTTTCGCAGTAAGATATAATCTCTTTATAATCGGTTGAATGGACCGAATAAGTTATTTTCATTTTTTCGTGTTCTGTGTTTTGTTTTAAGTTTCCACGAATAACCTCCATCAAGTTAGGATCTTCTTCTAGTTGTTTTTTCGGAACTCCATAATAATAACTTTTTTCCCTTGGAATGTCAAGGTCAAAAAACATTTTTTCTTCATTATTTTCTGAATCAAGCAAACCAAAGGTGGATACACGAGCAGTGTCGATACGCTTAGTTTGTGTAGTCATTACTGGCTGCGTATTTTGAAAGACATTCAACATATGATAAGTTGTTGCCACCAAGTTATTCATTGAGTTCCAGAACTTCATTATTGGAACTGGACCCATTATACCAGATAATTTAAAATTGTCAACTAAAAAAACACGGTCAAGCAAACCTGACCGGGCATATTCTTGGAAGACGTTGAAAAGAAGGCGGTTTTGTAGAAGTTTTTGACCTACAAGGTCGTCTTCTTGTGGAAGGATATACATTACTCGTATTTTGGTTTTCGTGTGTATTTTCTGTAATATTTTAAGGGAAGCACCAGAAACAGCACCACAACTTGTGATAAATAAAGTTTCGGACATCACCCCCTCTAAAAAGTTGTTTATACCTTTCGGTAGTGTGGTTGATTCATAAAGTTCTGGACTGTCCTGATGCTTAAGACCAAAAGTAGTCTTGGTCTTTTTTAGATCTACATCTATTTTTTTTATTTGATATTGTGGGTAGGCAGAGAGTGCGTCTGCAATGCTGCAACCTGCCTTACCCAAACCTATGACGGTTTGCATTCAATCCTCATTTAATGTTTAATGGTTTCATTTGATCCCAGTTTTTACCGCCCTCGTGGTTTACTTTAAACTTGCCAAATCTTGTATTACTAAATAGTTTTGAAATCTTATTTATGTCTTGTTGATCTTCTTCTGAAAGGTCGATAACTAGACTGTCATGGTTGCAAAACTTGATAAAAGACTTCTTGCCCTCAAGAAATTCCCAAACTTTATACATTTGCTCAAAAACAAGGTCAGCAGCAGTAGATTGGATGATATAGTTTAGGGCATGGTCTTCGTCAGCATCAATCTCACGACCGAATTGTGTGTAAACCTTGCCTAAAACTTTATCATAATACATATCTTTTAGAATTTTACGGTCGTAAATCTTATCTACCTTATCATCGGTGCTATTTGGGTTGTATAACCAAGAAAAAATCCTTTTCTTTGCATTTTCTCTGCTTTTTGTCCTAGTGAAGACATTTTCCATATTCCAATCGTGTAAATCTTCCTTTGGTTGGTCATGACCGAGCAGAGCAAGGGCAACCCGTAGTTCACAAGCATTGAAGTCTAACTCAAATAACCAATCATTAGTTGGAGTAAGGACTTGACGATACTTTTTTGGAAGCGTCATCACTGGAAATGAGTTAGGCTTTGTTGCTAAACGACCTGTGACTGTCTTAAACATATCATATTCGATGTAAGGTCGGCATTGACTGATAGTTTTGAACATATTACGGTCTTGGACTGTAAGTCGCTCTATCTGTGTAGGGTCAATGTTGACCTTTTGGAGACGAATGTCTGCGATTACCTTATTTATCTTTAACAACTGGTCATAGTTTTGGGGTTTAGGATAGTTGTTAAAGATGTCTTCACAGATTTTATTTTTTATTTCTGCGAAGTTTTGCAGATAGTGCCTCGGGATAAGATCATAGACACAGTGCTCGTCAAGGTTTAAACCTACTTCGTTTGCTGCTTTGAGTGCTGCTTTGATTCTTCCTTGGACAGAGGACCACTCCCCTTTAAGACTTCCAGGGCAAAGGTTTTCCAGGGATTGACCCCCGGTGTAAAGATTAGCATACTCGACCTCCTTGTGTCGTAGGTAAGTAGCATAGGACCAAGTTTGGGTGCAGTTGTCACCAATTTGTTCGCTAAATGACCCCTTCCTGTAGATAAGAGAGCATTTGTTTTTTTCATCGAATGTTTGGAAAAGCATTATATCACTAAAAGTTACTTCTGTATTGATTATATTTTTTATCTTTTTCTTTTGCAAGAAAATTCGCCATCTGGATCAGAGCATAATATGTGCTTTTATTTGATGCCGTTTCGCGAAGTCTATACAATATATCATTGAAGTTTTTAGGTGTCAAGGAAACTTTTTCTTCTATAAGTTTTAATTTAAAATATTTCTCTATAAAAAAGTAATCTGGGTAATAACTTATAAATTCTTCATATGTTACTTTGTTAATATCTTTAAACTCTGTTTTTCTATCAATTAAAATTCTTGATGTTTTATAGTTTGTTTCCACTACTGATGATCCAGGGCAACTATCTACAATTATTTTTTCCATTCTAGGTCTAGAAGAAATAACAGAATAATAAGAAGCAAACATATATTTTTTAAATGATTCATAACTAATATATTCTGCTTGTAAATAATTCTTTCGAAAGTTATCTGCAGCATCTATCACATTAACCTGAGCCATATATCTTTTCATGTTTACAGAATTCATATTTGCTACAATTGACCACGGAATGTGTTTGTTAACATAAAAACCAAAATTGGCAGCAAGTCTAATATAATCAATAAAAAAATCACTAGATAAATATTTTACCCATTTTTGATCATCAGCATCGTATTTGTCTAAAGCAAACTCTATTATTAACCCACTTGCTCTATTGCTCATTATTGGAGACAATAAATAACCAGATAAGGTGTGAGGAAAATAACTTTTTACTTCGGCAAATGACAAATATTTATCAATATAAAAAACAAAATCTTTAGTGTTGTTTCTACTCTTTTCACTTAAAAAACTATTTTTAAATCGTAAATCTAATTTGTTTTTAAAATAATAGTTATAAAAATAAACCGCATCTTCAAACGCTTTTTTTGGATTATTAATATCAATAACCGTTGCTGCTGATGATTTAAGTTTTCTTCTTGCTTCTAATACTGCATTTCTAAAATCAAAATAAGCATTTGCTACAAAATTCATTGCATATAAATCAGTGCCAATTTGTTTTAAAAGATTGTTTTTTGGTATTATTGTTCTTTGAAATGTATCAACTTTCCCCCACAGTGGTCTTTGATACCATATATCAATTGGTCTTGGAATGTTATTACCAACTGGATATATCTCTGTGTTTTTTAAATAATATGATCTTTGTGTGTAAAGAAAATCAGGTGCCAAACCATTTTCAGCAAATGGTATCACATTATTTGATAATTGTCTAGACATAAATTAAATAGTTTTACGAAATTTTAATAATATTATTCTTTTGATTTTGCTGCCGACGCCGCTTTAGACCACCAACCAGCATTACTAGAATCTATTTTTGGTGTAGAAGGGTCTACTGCTGCTTGCTTTGCAGCGTCTTTCGCCGGTTCGACTTCTGCTGCTTTTTCAGCTGGAACCGGTTCAGAAGCTTCTTTTTCGGCATCTGGTGCATTTGAACTACCATTTAAAAACCCTTCAACTTTTGTTGTGTATGTTCCTCCTGCTTGATAATTGTGAACTACTTTGGTTACACTATAGTCCCCCTCGATAAACAACCATGAAGATGCTCTAGAAGTTTTAATCGTCGGTGCTTTTAAGGTATATAACATACCAAGGTGAAATATAGGTGTGGCAAATAGCGTCATTGTATTTTTGTAAAATGCTGGTTGGTACTTCGCGTCCGTTGATTTTTGCTTTGAAAATGCCGCTTTTTCTAATTTTGAATCAGATATTTCACTAATTTCTGCTTTTATTTGAGCACCAGTAGCGGGTCCACCAAAATAAAAAACTGGTTTATATTCCGATTCAGCAACCTCTGCCCCTAAACCATCCCCCTCTCTTGCGATGTCCAAAACAAACCCCATTCTATAATTTTTGTTTTTGTGTTTTTTCATTATTTCGTAAGGTCCATCACCAATTAGAGAATAAGTTCTAATTTTCATGGCATAAGATCCAAACTTTGAATAATCTTTCGAGAGTTTAGAAGGGAAAGTAGATAAAATAGTTTGTTTCGTGTTGTTCATAACTTGCACGATATCAGATATAACATCAAATATTGTAAGTGTATTTTCCGATTTGCCAAATAATCTTTTAGAAAATATTAATTCTAATTCTGCTATTGCAATTGGAAGATCATACATTTCTTTTACCCTTGGTCCAGCGGCGCTGGGAGTATTAACCTTGCAAGTTAGAAGTCTGCTTTTTGCCAACATCTGTTTTAGGGATGCTGTTTGCTTTAAAGCACTACTATCTGCGGTTTTTTCTGCATCACTTACCAATGCATTCATAATCAAACTCATTAAATCACCAAAAGTTATATACTTGACAACATTAAAATCAGAATATTTTTTAATTAAATCACCTTCTTTTCCAATTTCTCCTTCTTCAGTCTTAATTGCTGAGTTCAATTCAGTTATTTGTTTGTCAACTTCTGCTAATTGTTCTTTTAATCGTTTTATTTCTTTTGCAACTTCGCCATCGGGCGCAGGTTCAACGCCCAGTGCTTTCATGGCGGCAATCCCTGCATTTTGTGCTTCTATTTCTAATTTTAAGTCTGCTTTTTTTGCTTTTAATTCCGCTTCTCTTGTTGCTTTATCACCACTATCTTCTTCACCAGTTGGTTTAGTTTCATCTTTTTTTGACTCATCGGGTTTTTCTCCATCTTTTCCTTCTTTTCCTTTGCCATCACCACCGCCAAAAAACCCAACCATCATCGCTGCTTGAGCAGCAATTGCTTGTTCCATTAAATCTTTTTCAAATGCCGCTCTATCATTAAAGTAATTTTTTATTTGCTCAACAGACATTTTTACTTCTTTTATAGCACCAGAAGCATTTCCTGGTGAAAAAATAACCTCATTTAATCTTTTACCAATAGCTTGCGCTCTGTGGTTTGCAAATCTATCTTCTGCCGCTTTCTTTTTGTCTTCATATTCTTCTGTATCTTTTTCTATTTCTTCATCATATTCTTTAGTTATTTCCTCTTTTGCTTCTTGCTCTGCTTTCTCAGCATCAGCGATCTCCCCTTCGAGGTTCATTTCTTCCAAAAAGTCCAGATAAGAGTAGTCTGCTTGATCTGAAGTTTTTCCATCATACTTATCTCGTAGTGCTTTTAGTTTGTTTTTTTGGAATGTGATAGACATTTTACCAACTTGGATAGCGGGGTTACTTGCTCGTTCTTCAAGAGCAGCTGCCTTTGCTTCGTTCTTTTCTTCTATTGCCTTTTCAAGACCTTCTTTTGCCTCTTTAAATGCTTTTTCTTTTTCTTTTTTGCTGTTTTCTAAATTTAACTTTAAGAAGTCAAATAAATTTCTATCTTCTAAAACTTTTTCCTCAAGGGAGGTCAACTTCATTTGAATCTCAGTAGTCAAATCCTCCTTGATTGCCAATTTACAAGTCATTGGAGTTAAATTTAAAGTGGTAGAAAAAGAATCATCATTTAATCCATATTTTTCTACTATTTCTTTCATTCCGCTATGAGAAATAGTCAATCTAAAAAACTTGTTTGAAGAACTTACTGCCCTTCCTTGAGTTTTAAAAATATCTGCATAGGTTAACCCTCCCATTCCAGGTACAGGTGCGGTAAATGTGTTTATAGAATCAAAAACAAAAGTCATATCAACTATATAATGTTTTGCAAAAGCGACGGCAGAAGTGCCATCAAACAGCATACTTATGCTTTTTAGACCAACAACCCCACCTTCAAAATATCCACCAGAAGCATATGAATTTAAATCTGTTGGATTAACTAATTGTAAATTTGTTTGTTTGTCTTTAGCAGCATCATAAATGGAAAGTTCTATTTTTGGCAAAAGTTGTGCTATTTCTAATGGAGTTATTTTTTCAATAAAACCTTGAGTTTTATCTTTTCTTATTTTTGCTAAATCATTTATTTTATCTATTTCTTTGCTAAGTAATTTATAAACATTTTCAGATTCGACTTTTCTGCTTGTATCTAATGCCCCAAATAAATTAAGATTATTTGCAAACATATCAAATATAAGCATTTGACCATAAAATATATCTGGTGGCAGAACACTCTCAGCAGACGCTGCCTCAGTTGCAGCGGACTTATCCTCTGGTTTTTTACTTAAATTTGGATCTTTATTGGAATCTTCGCTCATTTCACACTTCCAGTATTTCTAGTATTCTTTCTAGCGGCAGTGGTATTATTATTTTTTGTCCGATTTTTACATCGCTTTCTATTGGGACATTATTAAAGTACGCAATTATCCACCAGTATACTGAATCGCCATAGTATTCCTCAGAGAGTTTATAAAATCTATCTGTACTTTTCCAAGTGTACTTTTCTAGCGTTATTCCAGTTAAATCTTTATACCTTAATTGTTTCATTTTTTTAAATGAAAACATTATTGCGCGATTTATTCCTCTACTCTCAAACAATTTAGCATATTGAGAATCCGTATTTATAACTACATCATTGTCACGATATCTACTAATGGCCATTATTCTCTCGCCTCCGCTTCTTCTTTTTGACTAGGTGATTTTGCCTCTCTATCTTCTGGAGTTGTTGAGGAATTTGTGCCGCCACCTAAATTAGCAACATTTACTACATCTTCAGGAGATATCGGAGTGGAATCTTCAGCGGATATCGGAGTCTGATATGGCGCTCCATCAGCGTATGTATAATTTTCTACTGGACCATCTGGATCAACAGATTGATTTGGAACCTGCTCTGAATTACCAGTTCCATCTGTTCCCGTGCCCTCAAAGGTCATCCCAGCACTTCCACCTGGATCTCCATCGCCAATCCATCCTGGTATGAATGAATGTAGTACTTGTAAAGTTAAAGAAACATTATATTTTCTTTCATAAAAGCGAGTGCCTATCACAAGAGGTGGCACCCCTTCCGTTGACCCTGGAACAACTCCAAATGCGGTAAAATAACCTTTAAATAGAGAATAAATTGAATTATTAAGAACACTAATGCTAAATATTGGAGGCGCAGACAAAATTTGACCACCACCAGAAGAAGAATATTTTGGATATTGCATCTTTATTAGCAAATCAATATCTGCTTGTAATTTTGATGCACTATCTGGTTGTTTACCTAAAGAAGTAAAAGAAAAAGTTGCAGTTCTTTTGACATTAGCAAAAGTTGAAATAGGGTCCATTTTTCCATAAGCATCTTGAGACGCCCATGTGGGAGAAAATTCTTGTGCAACATCCAATTGGGCACAATTGAAAGTAACAGACTTTCCAACATGTAATGCTTCTATTTTAATTGTCGCTATCTTACTCAATTTTTACTCCTACCCAAATGAAGTTTGTGGTTTAAGTGCTTGTTCCATTGTGTCTATTGTTATTTGTCTTGTATGTCTCGCTAGAACTTCACCATCTAAGACAATATTAATTGTTTCATTTAAATTAGTGTTTTTGTTCTGTGTTTGTGCTGGTTCAGGGCGCGGTGCCGTCATGGCTGCATTGTTTTTAATAATTTTATTAAAAGTGTCTATAGAATCCATCATAGTTTGTGTTGGTTGCGCCGGGGTTATTTCTGTCCCCGTTGGGACATACATCATCTCTGGTCCTTCCTCTCCGACAACCGAAAGACCACCAGGAGCAGAATTTACTCCATCTTTATAACCTTGAACCCCAAGCGTACTGTATAATGAAGATCTCACGCTATCCACACCAGCGGTCAATCCAAGACCTCCAGATTCGTCCAACAATTCAATTCCTATAAATGATCGAATTTTTTCAGGTACTAATTTAATAAGATAATTTAATCCAGCGGCAAATTTATCAGCAACCCAATCTAATCCCATTGCGACTGCTGTAGGTATTGCTAAGAGGGCATCTACCATAGTTTTTGCGATAAAACTACCCAAACCAGAAAACATTCCTTTTACCGCCTCAAATGAACTTGAGAAAAACCCAGTAACGGAATCCCAAGCACTTTTTATACCTCCAGTTATTGAGTCCCAAACTTCTCCCATTGCTCCAACTGTTGAGTCCCAAAGACCACCTAGATAAGAAATTGCATTTGTAATTCCACCAACTGTTGAGTCCCAAAGATCCCCCATTATTCCAACTGTTGAGTTCCAAAGATCTCCCATTACTCCAACTGTTGAATCCCAAAGGCCACCTAAATAAGAAATTAAATCACCTATTGCTCCAACTGTTGAATCCCAAAGATCCCCAATGAGTTTCAGACCTGACATAAAAGCACCTACGATATCGTCCCAATATGTATACAATAACGCAAGAACACCTACAATTGCCATAATCGCTATACCAATTGGATTAGTCAAAAAGGCAATAGTAACCGATGCCAAACCTGCCAACATAGACCCAAAGAACGCTACCACTGGTGCCATTGCGGTAAAAAATGCTGTTGCCAGTGTCCCCAATCCAGTTAAAGCAGTGCCAATAAAAGTCATAAACATACCACCAAGTGTAGACAAGGCAACAGGTAGAGTAACAGTAAAGAATGTTACTATTGGGGGTATAACAACAGTAGACATAAAAGTCATTAAGGTTGTAAAAGCAGCAGGAACAGTTACTGTAAAAAATGTTCCTACGGCACTTGCTGCTACGCTTAAAGCAACAGGTAGAGTAACAGTAAAAAATGTTATAATACCTGGAATTAATGTACCGGTAACATATGTTATCGCAGTAGAGGCAGCAGTGGGAAGAGTTGTTGTAAAAAATGTCATGACTGCGCTTCCTGCCGTGCTTAAAGCAGTGGGAAGAGTTGTCATAAAGAAGGCTTGGACTTCTAATGCTGCAACTCCAATTGCAGTAGGTAGAAGGGCAACCTTTGCAGCGATACCGGCGAACGCACCAGATGCGAATCCCAAAAGTGCGATCAATGGAATTAAAATTGGAGAAAGCATTTCAAGAATACCAAAAAATTCAGCAAAAGATCCCTTTAGTTTATCAAGATCAGTTAACAAATCATTTATTTTTTTAGTCGTTTCAAACATGGCAGCTGCCGTTTTTTCTTCTGTTTGTTGTTGGATTTGCTGTCTTTTTAAAACATCGTCTGTTTCTTCACCAAGAGATTTCATCGCAGCAGTTTTAGCGTCTATCCCATCTGACATATCTTTCATTTTTTTTATATTTTTAGCATCTAATAATTTTCCTAGTTCACTTTCAGTGATATTAAGTTGGCCAGCAATTGCTTCAATTTCAAAACGATTAAGGTTGTCCATACTTTTACCAGCTTTCTCAAAAGCTTCTGATATCATTTGTAATGCATCATCAGTTGATGCCATTACTAGTTGTGTAGAATTTAAAAATGGACCGCCCAAAAGATGATTCAATTTACCAGCATTTTCAGCAGCACCTTCAAAAGTATCAAATGTCTTCGTAATGCCCACTAACTTTTCAAACTCAAGACCTGTTGCCTTTGCATTCATTGCCAATTTCTTGAATATCTCTACACCCTTCTTTTCTCCAAACTTTGCCACTAGATTAAAGTTTTTGTTCAGCATTCCAAGCATTTTGTTTGGACCAACATTGATTGCTCTTGCGAAGTTAGTCATGCTTTTGGTTAATTTTAATGAAGATTCCGTAGACTTTCCCATAGACTTGCTAAGGTTGCTTACCAATTCAGAAGAAGTATTTGCATCTACACCTAAACGAGTTAATCTTGCAGTGACTTCTACTAATTCATTTCTTGCACTAGAGGATATTTCTGTGAAGTCAACAAAGTTATCGTTTAATGCATTAATTGCCTTAGAAGACTCACCTAGCATAATTCCACTAGTTGATATTAATTCTACCTGTAGGTTTTGCACTTCCGTTGCAAAATCCATAGTTAATCCGGTTGCTTGAACAAAATCTTTATTTAATTCTGCCAACTTAGTTCTGAATCCACCGGCACCAAAACTTTCTTGTAAACGATTGGACATATCGGTAAGTTGGTTCATTATGGCAAGACCAATTTTTAATGGAGTGAAAGCGTTTTTAACCTTATCTTTCATTGCACCAAACACATCAGAAAGCGAATTGCCTTCCATTCCTGCTTTGAATATTGATTGAGTTAAGGTTTGTGCGTTTTCAGTAAGTCCAAAGGTGGAGGTAAGTTGCTCGTCAAAGCGTTTTCCAACATCTTTTAATGCTGCATCTTGCTTTTGAAGTTGTTCGGTTATTTTTTTCTGTTCTTCTAGTTGTTCTCTTAAAGCCTTAATTTGGTCTCGATTAACGTCTAATATATTACCATTTGCGGTGTTTATTGCTTCTAGTTGTCTAAGTCTTTCTTTTTCGGCATCAGACATTGCAATGCCTGTGTTTGCTTCTTTTTCTTTTAGTCTAAGAAATTCTTCTTGTTGCTTTAAACGATTTTCTTGTTCTTGTGTGACAATTTCTTGTAGTGCAATTTGCTTTTCTACTAATGTCATATAATTAAATTGAGCACCATATATCGCCTCAAGTTCATCTTTTATAGACTCACCAGTGCTTAATGTTATATTTAATGCATCATTGACTTTACTGGCAGCACTACTCTGCTGTTCAAAAATAGTTTTGATCTGTTCGGCAACTTGTTTTGCTTCTTGTAGTTTTTCTGGATCAGGAATTATATTAGACATTTAGTGGTTCCTTTTATTTAAATGGCCATTTAATGCCCGTTTCCTTTTCAAAATTCCTTACTGCACTTTCTAATTTATATCGATTGTTCAACACATTGGGGTCATTTAAACCATACTTCAAATAAGAATCCATATAATCTTTTTCAGCAAACAAAGCAGTGCCAAATAAAGCAAGGTCGGGTTTGCTTCCCTTGATCATAAAAGTGCTATAACTTTCACCTGGGGAGGCAAACATAGTATAAAGCATTTGCTTAATTTTTATACCTAATGATAACAAAGAAGCAGATTCATTAAGCATCTTGCACTCTTCTAGATTGATAATAATTTTGTCTTCCATAGAATTAATTAGTTTTTAGGTTTAAAAACGCTTTGAGTGACCACTACTTTTACCTGACGCTTTTTTTATTTCTTCGCTTTCTTTCTCTTTGTGAGCGGTAAGTAATTTAATATACCAATTTCTTAGACCAATAGGGAGGTTGTAAAGTTCAAACAAACTCCAACCTCCGTAGTATTTCATATAAAAGAAATTTTCATAAATATTTTTAATATACTCAAGATTTAGGCCAAAAGAATTCCGCATTAAGCGGAACCTCCACTTTATTTTCGTAATCACACTGTCTACATTCAAAATGACAAGAAAAATCTATACCAGGAGAAAGTTTACTATACGCTGCTCTAAGATAGCGACTATCCAAAGCAGACATAGAATCAATATATGATGTGATGAAACGAGGATCGCTGTTTCCATTGACAGATTTAATTATTTTTTTATACTGTTTGGAGACTATTTGTTCATTTTTTTGCTTTTTGTTATCATTTTCGGTTTTTTGTAATCTTAGTTCTAGTTTTACCTTAGTCCGAGGAATTGGAAGGGTAAAAGATTTTGAATTATAATCCACTGTGGCATCAAACTCTTCAAGAGCAGATTCTGTGTCTTTATACTCCATCTCTTCTAAATTGAATTGGTGATCTTGCTTTGCTCCACACGATGGACAAGAAAACTGAGTTTCATAATCTGATCCATAACCATGAATTCTACACGCAACAAGGATTGCATCTTTATCTGCATCGTATAAATCTTTTACATTAACACCTGGAGTAACTAATACTGATCTAATCAATCGATCAACAGCGGTTCCATTCTTAATAAAAGATTTATTTGTTAAAATATCCTCTTCTTTAGTTGTCATATGCTTAATTTCTACTTCACTTTTCATGTGCAAAGGATGCCCCTCATCATAAAAGAGTCCTTTTGTTGGAAGTTCAACAATTTCTGTTGGTACAATAAATTGCATTTGACTGTTATCTACAACTGGTTCATGAGAAGGCTGTAGATTATCACCAGGATTGTCTAATCCCATGCGATCTTGATTGTTTCTCATATTACACTCCGTTTATTTTAATTTAATTTGTTATATTTCGCTGCTACATAAGTTACACCCATAGTAACAGTCAAAGGTGAATCACTATCATACGATAGTTCCCCACCAAAAGAAAAACTTGTTGGTTGGGGTTTTAGAAAAGTCCACTCTTCTATTGGTTTACCCTCTGCATTTAATTGGGTTAAAGTTAAAGAGAACTTGCCAGCATCTAAATTAGCAAACAAGTTAGATAATTTACCAAGAGTTTGCTCTGGTTCATAACCAGAAGCAGTTAACCATTCATATATTTTAGAACTTGCATTTAATTCAGATTGTTCAACATCCATCAAAGTCAAACTTATGTCTGGCCATTGATATGCTTTAGCAATAATCTCTGTTTCTGATGTAAAATTGTTGATAATTGTTTCACTACCAATTTCAAAAGTTGGTTTTGTGAAATTTACGACAAGAAAAGTAAAACTTGAATTGCCTTCAGTGCCGCCATCTGCAAAGAAGTCTATTTGTCCTAACCAGCGAAAAGATCGTTTGGGTTCTAACTTTCCAGATGCCCAGAAACTTGTTCCTGCCATTTAACTCACCTTAAAATAATTAAGTTATTAACCCTTAAGTTGCTACGCCGTCACGTACACCAGTAGAACTAACACTACTAAGTAGTGTAGCATAATCATAGACAATAGTTAACTGATAATTTACTATATCATCGGAATCATAACTTACTTCTCCGAAGTTAACATTGGAAATAAATGGATTCCAAAGAGTCCACTCTTCTATGTCTTTTCCTGCGTCGTCTATTTGTCTTAGTTTAATGCCACCAAGGGAAAGATTAGCATTAAACTTGCTAATTGATCCTCTTGAGTTCTCATCAGTATCTGGTTTGTGATAACCAGAACCCTCTAAAACATTCATTAGCACTGCTGCAGCATCAGGAGAAGCGGGGTCAACTATAGTGACATTGATATCTTGCCACATAACACGACCGGGGTATTTAAATGTATGCTGAATGTACTTTACTTGTGGACCTCCTTCCATTTGGAAACTTGGTTTGCCACTGCTTTTTACATAGTAAGAAGCAATTGTTGCACCCATTTCTGGTCCTGCAAACTCCATTAGGAATCTGAAACTTCTTTTTGGTTCTAGTGTGTTGTTTGCCCAAAATGTACTCATTTAAATATTCTCCCCTTTATTATAAGTAGTGCCTTTAATTATTAATCATCAAAAGAAGCGCCAGAGTCTGTGATAACAAAATCAATTGCGATAAATTCAATTGCTCTAGTTGGCTTCAAGAAAATCTGTGCATACATGATGTTTCTATCAATCAAATCTGGTGTTGTTGTGGTCTCATCTAGTACTAGTTTGTAAGCATCTAGACCCAATCCTGCTTTAACACCCGCAAGGAATGGTTCTACCTGACCACGGAAACGGTTCCATGTTGATTGAACATTTTGGTCAAACAATAATGTCGCCGCGTATCTTGAAATTTGACGCTTCACATAAATGAGTAGTCGTCTTACATTAATTCTATCCAAAGCAGAAGGAGTAGATTGTAGTGTCTTTTGACCAAAGATTACAATACCCTCTGATGGGAATTGTGCAATTGGGTTAATATTGGCATCATATAATGAATCTCTATCTTTTGATACCAATCTTTCACGCACAGAGAGAACCGGAATACCGGCAGCGTTATTTACTGAAAGACCACCACGAGTAAACCCTGCAGGAGCAAACCAAAGTTCCTGTGTTCTTTGCCCATAGGACATTGCACCAAGTGCCGCTATCGAAGGTGGTGCCCAAAGGACAGCACCGTTGATGGTATCCTGAATTTGCACCCAAGGATAGTAAGCAGCACCGAAACTTGAATTAATTTGCAAGGTGTTCTTCTTGTTAGTAATTGTTTCAGTAACTGAACCCAATCTCTGCTGTACAGTTAGTGTGTTTTCTGTTTTTGGAACATATCCACCCTTAAGGTCAACAATCGCCATTGCATCACCGCGTGCTTCACACATGTCAATCAAAGATCTATTAAGTGTGTTGTTAGTAATACCGGGCATTGCTGCAAGGTCAAATTCTACTGCCTCTGGATCTCTTAAGGTATCAATTGCAATCTTAAGAGAGTTGTAAGCATAGTTATTTAATTCAGTTTGTGTAATTGTCTGATCTAAGTATGTATTTCTAAAAGGCTCTGCCTCTGTGATATCCATACCATCAAATCCACCATGAAGAACTGTTGTAAATCTATCACAACCTGCATCAAGTACAAGTTGGTAAGAACCAGTTCCACGAATATAACCAAGACCACTTCTCTCAGATGGTCTTGCTTGTCGAGCACCTGAAAGATAAACATTAGTACCGGTCACGACAGAATTTGTAGTATCCGTGTTGCACATATCATCCAAAGTGAAGACAAATGAATCTTCTGTATTTGCAGTAGTTGCACTCTCAGCAGAGGTGAAACTGTTTATACCTGCAGGTTTTGCACCGGTATAATCACCGATTGTCTTTGATGAAACTCCATTACGATTAAATGTAGTATCAACGCCAAAGTATACTGATCGTGGATCTGTTGGATTTCCTTCCGAAGCAGATGCACGCAAACGTAGTCTTGGAAATTCAAATCTAACATTTAGTGCTCCAGAAATTAGACTTAAGTCGGCAGCATCAAAAGATGTCGCTCCGGCGGCAGCGCCACCCGCGTAGAAGTTTCCAGCACCGGTAACTAGAGTGTTAGTGAAGGACAGTGCAGATGCAGTTGCCGCTTCAAATCTTGGAGGTCCAATCACACCGAATGGAAGAAGTGCAGGATTGCCTTTACCTTCAGAAATAATATCTGTCATTTCTACATAGACATACTTAGAGCGGTTGTTGTAATCACCGTATTCCTTGTATCTTCTTATTTCATCATCCCATTCTAGATACTTATCACCAATTTTTCTAGCAATATAGTTTTCAGAAGCGGGATTCAAGTTGCAGTTATTAAATTGCTCTATAATCTTTATGCGATTATCTGTGTCATCTACTGCTCTGAGCAGGACAGAGAAACTTCCATAATCATTAAAAGTATCTGAAGGTGCCTTAATGTCAGCGATAGATACTTTTAGATTTCTAGATGCCCAACGCCCTGTATTACGTGCTCTTAGACGGAACAGTTTAACTTGACTTGCGGCATCAAAAGACCCTGTTGAATTTCCTTCTGTGAGATCTTGAGAAATAAAATACCCTGTTCTAGAATCTGCAAAGTCTTGTCTCTTATCTGCCTCATAAACACCATTTGCATTTGCTAGAGGGATGATAACGCCATACTGATCGGCAGCGCCAGTTGTCAATGTAAGTAATACTTGATCTTCATATGTTTCACCTAACCAGTATCTCTCTAGATTTTCACTTGGAGTGATATCAGAGTTTGTAAGTGTTGGGTTGGTGTTGAAAACCTTACGAATAAAACGCTCTGAAGAATTTGTAAAGTTAAAAGTAGTTTCAATATCTGTTGTAACAGAAGATTCACCGCTAGAAATAATAACTTTAAACTCTTTATCTCTAGTTGCTCTAAAGACTTTGTTTGTACCAACCTGACCAGTTTTCTGATTAGTCGCAGCACTATAAGATGTACCGCCAGCAGTTGAACTTGATACAGCAGTACCAGAAAGTGAAACAGAACCTGTATTTAGATACCAAACCGCAGCAAGAGTACCTGTTGGTATTACTGCTGAACTTGATTGAAATACGAACAAACCATAAGCACCACCTTGAGTTCCTGCTGCTCCATAATCTGGAGATAATCTTGTAGTCTCCCAACCTGCTTCACCTGTATTAGCTTCAGCATCTGCATGTGCTCTACCCACCAATCTAATAAAAGTTACTGGTGAGTTATTTCTTAACCAAGCTTGAGCAGCATATGGTGCGTATGTTGGTCCAACAGAATTACCATTTCTAGAGATATCCGCACCTAATCCTCCTGGTGTTGGTGGACCAAAGACTTCAACAAATTCTTGAAAAGAGTTTACAGTTGTTGGAATCAAACCTGGACCCTTTTCTGAACGTCCAATAACTACTGGACCGATATCTCCTGGTGCTCTTGATACTTGGGAGTTGTCAATTTCGTTGACAAATACTCCTGGTGAGATAAATTTGAAATCTGATGCTGGCATTCTGTTGTCTCCTTTGTGAACAATTGTAATTGTTTCTTTATTAATTAGTGAGTTAAGAGAGTAAAAACCATTTTTGTTTATTCTCTATATTTTGATTTTCCGTTGCCATAATCAGGAATATCACCAAAGATTACTCTTTCTCTTGGAATCTTAACCTCTACGGCATTTTCACGTCTTATAATTTTAGGTCTTTCACCGTTTGGTGCCTCACCTATAATGTATCCCAAAACTTCAAAAGTTACTTTTGTTGTATAGTTTCTTTCATCTGTTCCCAAAGATGATACATTATTTGCTAAATTTAAACCTTCCTGCAAGAAAGCTTCATATCTATGTCCATTTTTTTCAATTACAAAATAACTTATTGAAGAACCCAAAGTGATAAATGGGGACATTAAATCATTCATTTGTTGAACATATTCGGTTCTAAGTGTTACTTCATAATTCATGCTGACATAAATAGGAAGTGGTACGCTCAATGTTTCATAAACAACCTTTCCTTTACTTTTACCTGGAAAGTAACCTTGTCTATTTGGTGTTCTTTCGACTGTATTAAACTTTTTAATATTGTCGGCAACGGTGAAATTGTTTGTTTTATCTTTTACTATTTTCCTTGCTATAGTTATTCTACCAAATCTATTATCTTCTGGGAGTAGACCACTCAAACCGTAATATTTACCTTTTCTTGTTTTACTTTTATTCATTGAGGTTCTTTCTATTGTTATTAAAGGCAAAATAAGAGTACCATCATCATCTCTTAAATCTTTATTATTTTTAGACAAATAAGAGCGTTCAGAAGATGCCCATATGATAGGAGTTTTTTTCCAACCTTCGTTGGTAATTGCACTATTGTTCATTTTATCATTGATAAAATCAAAAAAAGCAAAATCAATGTTTTCTAAAGTAGAGGGTTGTATCTCTTCTACGTTTATATTTTGATCTGCGTTTTCTACACCTCTGTATTGTGGATTATCCGGCATTAAAAGTTCCCTTACGTGCTTTAATACACTTTGCTTCTACTTCCATTTTATGGTCCACTTGACCAAAGATTTGCTTTGGTTCATTTAATTGAACAATTTCATAGTATGTTTCACCGTAGAGAACGAAGTCGCCTTCTCTTACAAAGAGGTCTTGATCTTCTGTTAGTCTTCTCTTGTGGAAATGAATAACAATAGAAGGTCTACGGTCGATACCTAGATTTGTTGTTTCTGTTGTGTACCCTTCCCACATTATAAGAGCATATACCCTAACTGGGGGCAAGAATGTTTTTTCTATTGCTTCTCCATAAAGTGGATGAAAGTTCGTGTGTTCCATGCTGATAGGGTAATAGAATATACCTTGACCGATAACACGCTCAATGAGTTCGTCATTGACTTGCTTTACAAAGTCTCGCTCTTTCTCACCCAGGAATAGCGGGGGTGGTGGAGCGTCTGGTTGTGTCCATTCGTTATCAGCCATTTATTATCCCACAAAAATCCGCATTGGGATTCTTTCTTGAACTTTATTTACCGCATCAGATAACTCAACATCACCTTGAGCGATCTTAGTATAAGTAAGTTCATCAAATATTGTTTTTAGTTCCTCGCGCAATTTCTCTTGTTCAGATTGTGCCTGACTTAAAAGTGCGGGACCATCAAGAGTAACACTATCGCCAGGAATTGGAATAGAACTTATCTTAGAGCGAATATTGCCCAGAGTTTCTTTTGAGAGAGCAAGAGCAAATCGTCTTATCCACTGCTTACCAATAGAGTTAATCTTTTGATAAGGGGTGTTCTCAAATGGTAGTGTGTTCATATTATTAATACCATCAACACCATTATCTGTCGTGCCTTCTTCTTTCCAAGGAGTATCGCCATCGACAAAAAATTCGATCCACATCTTTGCTGGACTGACCGTAACTGTATTAGGAAATATTCTTAGTTTGTTGTTTTTAATCTCAAAACTATAGTGACTGTTTCTTGTATAGATAGCATCTTCAAAAGCCATTGCCTGTGCTTTATTTTGCCAAGTTGGGACCAATTGAAAAGTACTATCATCAGCATATTGTCCATAACTTGCTAAATCACCAACTGTGTTAAGACCACCATAGTAACCATAGAATCTCCACATTGCTTGTGGTGTTTTATAATATACTTTTGTTACATTAATTCTGCTTCCACTTATAAGACCATAATAAGGTACAGACGTGTCGGTCACTGCCGAAGAAGAAACAATTTGTTGTAAATCATAATCTTGCTTTCCATCCACAGTTGTAAAAGATGCAGAATATATTGGAGTTACACCACCGAGACCCGCTTCTGTTGAATAACCATGACCCACTCGACGAGCATATTCAAACTTAAATTTGGGGAATTTTAAAGATACATCCTCAAGACCTGTTGTATCTTGCAGTTGCCCCTCTTCATTGAAAGAACCAGTTTTAGCACCCAAAAGATCACCAATTACGTTCTTTGCTTGGTGAATATTAAGAAGGTAAGAGTATTCCAAAACTGCTTCTTGGTAAGAAGAGAATACTTGCTCTTTTGTTAACTCGATATCAAGTACATCGCCACCTAATTTGTTATATGTGTAAGCAACTTGGTCCGCTGCTCCAGATAAGAAATAGCGATCAGAGGTGTAAACACTGAAAGGGAATGCTGCCGCTTCTGCTAATGCAGGAGTACTTGAACTTGGCAGTATTACTTTACTTGTTTGCGATGAAGGTGTTAGTGTGGGTTGCGCCATTTATATTTCTCCTCACTATAAATAGTAAGAGGATGTTCAAATGGCTTAGTCTGCAGATGGTTTAGTTTTTGCAGTTTTGGAGAAGAATGATTTCTGAGGTTTAGACTCCTTATCTTTTGAAGTCTGCTTTGGTTTGTCTTCAACAATTTTCTCTTCAACCTTTTTAACAGTCTTTTGTACAGGTTCTTTTGCTTGTTCTTTAACAACTGGTGCTTCTGTTGGGACTGCCTCTGCTGCAACTGCTGCTTTTTTTGCTTCAATTGCTTTAAGTTTTAGATACTTTCTCTTTCTTGGGTTCATTTAAATTTCTCCTTTATTATAAGTAGTTGTTTAAACATAAAAAAACCCCGCACCTCAAAGAAGCACGGGGTCGGTTTGATTAGGTTATGTCAGTAGAAATTAACTTCCTGACTCACCTAGAAGACCACGGCAGACGACAAGACCGTACATATCTGGACGGACCATCTTCTTAGCGTAGCGGGTCATGACACCCTTACGTGGCACGAAGTCCTCCACACCGAAGATGGTAGGAGTGACCTGTAGTGGCACGTATGGAGCGTAAACATAACCGCTCTCTAGGAATGAACCACCCTTACGACCAACGAGAACGAGGTTACGTGGGAAGTAAGGATCAACAAGAACGTCGTAACGCTTGCTTAGAGTACCAACATTCTGAGCACCTGCGGTACCCTTGTCAGCATCAGCAGTTACGTTAGCGCGGAAACCTGACATGAACTCCATGATTGAAGCCATCTCTGGTGAAGTGACGATAAAGTTAGCGCCACCACGTAGAGTCTTACGGTGAATCTGAGCGGAAACATCGTTGATGGTCTCGCCAAGAGTCTCGTACCACTCTGAAACAGTACCAGTGAAGTCTGGAGCGGCAGTTGAAGCACCGACCTCTACACCAGTTAGTTTGTTTACAAATAAACCTGGGCTACGTGACCAGTAGTAAGTACCAGCAGTTGCACCTTTTACGAGGTCTTCGACGATCTCACGGTCAATCTCAAGAGCGATTTGCTCAGAAAGGATTGAAGTAAGTTCGACCTCTGCATCAAGGTTGTGGTAAGCGTTGAGGTCTTGACCCAACTCTGGTGTCCACTTTGCCTTGAGTTTCTTGGTGATTGCTGTCACTGATACGGAATCGACTTTGAGGTTGATCTCTGGAATATCATCGTCACCCTCAAGACCCCATGCATCTTGACCAACAACTGCACCTAGAGCGGAAGCATTTGTTAGGTTATCGATGATTGGGAAAGTCAAACCTGCACCATCAATACTAGCAGTTAGTTCTTTTAGTGTACGAGTATCGGTTGCAACAATTGTAAGAACATCAGCAGTACCACGAGCAGGAGCAACACCAGCGTTCTTGTCAGCAATTGACTGACTGAACTGTGTCAAACGACGAACGTGACTCTCTGCGGCATTCAAACCAGTAAAGGTTAGTGAAACCAAGTCATCAAAGTTAAACTCAGTACCGTTAGCATCCGAACCAGTTAGAGATGCACGAGTAACCGCAACAACGGCGAATCTAGTTGAACCAGAAGCAAACGCAGGGTCAAAACGTAGAACAGAGTCAATATGATTTGCTTCTGCCAAACTAACAACGGTACCTGCGCCGCCGCCAGACTTATAAGTTGACTTTTGACCGAAAGTACCAGAGAAAAGAATTTCTACGTTTGTACCATCGAGATCCCCAGCAGCAACTGAAGAAGTTGGTGAAGAATAACCATTGGTTAGGTTGTACAACTGACCAGCAGCGGTACCCTCTGCACCGTTGAGATCAACACCACCGGTAATCTCTGAACCTACTTTTCCACCACCGTATAGTGAATCACCAGCGCCGAATCCAAGACGATCATCGGTTGGACTGTTAAGAGTGCCACCGAAAGTAAAGTCAAGGAAGAAGATAAGACCTGATGGAAGTGACATTGGTTGAACACTAACAAGGTCATTCGCAATAAGACCACCGAATACACGACGGACAATTGGGAAAGCAACAGCAGCGAAACCTTCTACATCGCCACCGCTCATTGATGATGCTGCCTCTTTTAGAAGCTGCTTTGCTTGGTTCTCAAGAAGACGCGCCATGTTGTTTTTCTCTACGTCGTTCTGAAGACCCTCAAGAAGACCGGTCTGCTCCCACTTGTTGAGGAGTGCCGCACCTTCCTTACGCATGTCGCGTGAAACGACACCTTCTGTAAGTTTTTGTAAAATAGACATTTTTAATCTCCTTTGTTTATTCTATTTTAATCCTGCCAAACGCTTCATCCTATCGGAGAATGCGTCTGTATTGGGTTTTGCCTCTTTACGAGGAATAAACGCTGAAGAGCTACGTTCTACAACTTCGTTCAGTGATTCTTGCTTTCTGGTCTTCTTAGACTTAATGCCCACTGCACTTTGAAGAGTTTCAAAAATGATTTTTGCTTCTTCAACACTAGTTGCATTTGAGATAGCTTCGACAATTTTATCTTTTTGTCGCTCATTCAGGGAGATGCTATTTAAAATGCGGTTTTGGTATAACAACTTAGCATTAGTTAAGTTGCTCTCATCCAGCTTTTCTTTAAGCTGTTCAATGACTGTGCCATACTTTTCTACTTTGTTTTCTAACAACTGGACTTTGTTGTTCATTTTCTTTTGCTCTCTTAGGAGAGTTTTGTTCTTTTTTTGAAGGAGTTTAGACTCTTTTAAATCAACGCCTCTGCCTTGGAGAATATCCGCTTTAGTGACCTTACCGTCGCCTGTAAGATCGGGAAATGACTTCTTCTTTTTCTTTTCTTCGATCTCTTCTGTCTCTTCAACTACCTCGACCTCTTCAAGAGCCTCGGCAGCAAGTTCATCTGCCTCTGCCTCTTCTGCGGCAACAGGGGCAAGGTCGGGACCAAGTTCATCTTCTTCCTCGGAAAGAAGTTCAGCGATAACCTCTGCTAGTTGTGCTTCGTCGATATCAATTTCTTCGTCTAACTCAACTTCTTCTTTCATTTGACCAGTGATGGCAGCAGCAAGTTTTTCATCGTCAATCTCGATTGTTGCCTCATCTAGATCATCTTCCTCTTCTAAAAGATCGTTAATGTCCTCATCGAGTTCAATTTCCTCATCGAGTTCTTCTTCAGTTAAAGCAGCAATCTCTTCAGCAACTTCTTCACGCTCAAGCATATCAGCAGGGTCCATTGTACCCTCTTCCATTTCTTGTGCCATCATCTCTTCAAGTTGATCTAGGTTGATTTCTACAATATCATCCTCTTCTGTTAATTGTGCTGAAGGTAGGTCATCTACTAAAGATACGTCGCCCTCGCCATCTACAACTAAACCCGCCTCTTCTTCTGCTAAAGGATCTTCCTGCTCTAAAATGGCATTAACAGCCTCTTTGATTTCAGATTGATACTTCTCGATTACTGCTTCTTCAGCAGTTCTTTGAGCAGTTTCTTTTAGTTGCTCGGCATCAATAATAGCTTGTTCTAACATTGAGGACATACGAATCTCCTTTTATAACTAACATTAATTAGTTATTAAAACTCTAAAAACCTATTTTTACCTTTGTTCTTCACGTAGTTGGCGCTCTCTGTGAAGTTTCTGAAGAAGTCTTTTTTTTCTTTCTTTTTCTCTTCGTCTTTTAACCGAAGGTTTTTCATAGCGTTTTCTTGCTAATGCACCTTCTATAATTCTTTCGTTCTTTACTTTTTTACTAAAACGTTTGATCATTTTTTCTACTGGTTCGTCTCTGTGTCTTGGTTTTACCTCGACGTGAACTGGTCTTTTCTTTCCCATAATAACCTCTATATCATTTTGGACCAATCACGGTTAGCGATTGCCATAATACCTTTAATGTCCACACCTGGGTCGTCAGACGCTACGCCACTTAGTGCTCCTGCCTGACCGTTGGAGGGATCTGCTGCTTCCTCTATTGGTTGTGTTCCTGCAAACACGTCAATACCGAAACCAGCAGCATCTAGTAGTTTTCTTTTTTGTGCCTTCATCATTTCAAACTTTTGTTCTTGTAGTTCTTGACGCTGTTGTTGCATGAGTTTGTTCTCTTGCATTTGGGGTCTTTGTTGAACTACTGGTTGTTGGATTGGTTGAATACCCTTTACAACCTCTGAAATGATACTAGATAATAAACCTTTCTCTAAAAGAACTTCATTTAGACATTCTTCTACGATAGGTTTAATAACTGTTTTTAGTTGTGATTTTTTCATTTTAACCTTTTAAGATTTCATTTAGCGAGCGATTGATTCTATCACCCTTGGTAAAAAACTCTTTTGATTTATTCTCAGCCATTTGAAGTTTAATCTCTCCCCTATGTGGTTCTAAAACATAAGCACCAGGAGACGAAGGTTCTGACACAGCGTCAAAACAAATAAGTTGCAGATCGTCCTGAACAACTTGAACTGAGTTTCCATATTCATCACGACCTTCTTGAAGTGAACCCATTGCCCTTGAAGAGAAACCAAAAAGAACGCCACTTTCATAAAGACCACGTAGAATATCCCCAGAGGGAGTCTTAAGGACTTTGATGGTCCCTAAGACACTATCACCATCCCACCACATTCTTGTGACCATGTGGGAGGCGTTTTTTAGATTAATAACTGAATCATCTGGGTGATCACACTCACCAAGAGCACGATTTTCTCTAATCAACTTTTGATAGTTTTCGACTTCACGTTGAAGAACGTCACGAGGATAAGTTCTGCCATTACCATTCTTAACATTACATTGCTGTAACTTAGCAGGAAAGACAAGAAAACCTTCAGTAATCATATTCTTCTCGCCTTCGGTTAGAAGGTCACGACATCCTCTATCGTCGCATTTAAGTTCAAAAAATTCTCGTAAAAGTTGTTTAGTCATTATTACTCTTCCAATGCCGCCAAAGTATTTACAGCTTTCTTGGCATTCGTTACTCCACCTTTTAATCCAGATATTGCCTTCTTATATGCCGCCTTTTGCTCGTCAGGGATCAGATCCATATTTTTTTCTGCTTTGGCAACAACATTTGTCAAGTATTTAATACCTAAATTTAAATCACCAGAAAGTGATCCGGTTTTATAAGTTTTAGCAATTGCTTGACCAGCAGCTTTGATTCCCGCACCTGCTTTTTTTGCAAGGTTTCCTAACCCACTAAAAATGCCCTCGTCGATTTCACCTTCTTCGACCATTGTGGCGATTTCTTCATTTATAAGTTTTCTTAATTGTGATTCAGTTAATTTCATCGTTTGCTCTCCTTGATAAAATGTGAGCGGGCGTTACCCGCTCGTTTATTGATCCGCTGCAGCAGCGACGGACAGGTTGAAGTTTCCACTTGGAAGTCCACTCGTTACGCATAATTACTCCTTCTGGTTTACTTTCAAACCAAAATCATTCACGAGCATCGCTAATAAATAACTCGTCCCAGAGGATAAACACCCTAAAAGAAAAGCATTTATTAAAATGTAATCAAATGTAAATAGTTCTGTGTAGGGGTTTATGCTCCATAAAAATACTCCCGCCCAAAAACCGAAGCACAGAGGGCACTTGAAGACCTTGCCCCAGAACCCTGCTTTTTCCATTAGTGCGCGGAAGCGTTCAAAAATAGACCCATAGACAACAATCATTGTTAGACCATAGGCACATAAAACAAAATGTAATAGATTCATTTATTCCTCGTAGTAATAACCGACAAGACCGTAGGCAGCAGTTGAACCTGGATAGGTGTTTACTGTGCCTTGTCTTGGTTCGTGTGGGACTTTGCCTAAACGGGTGGTGTCTTCGTCAGAAGGTTCTGTTAGAGACTTATCAAAGTTATTTTCATAATCTTTGTAAGCTCGGACAGAAGGTGCTTCTTCGTGAAGAAACTTTGCTATTGAATAAACAGCAACGTCAACAGGACTTATTTTGTCTTTTTGTTTTTCCTCTGGGATAAGCATTGTGCTTTCCAAAGAACCAAACACATTTCCTCCCCTTGTTTTGGAAGGATCAACAACGCCGTGTTTTCTCAACCACTCGAAAAGTCTAGACTGTGTAGCATAAATATGATCGCCATATTGATCTTTTGATAGGGCGAAGATTTTGTTTTTAGAAGGTGAAACCATAATGTCTATGTCTGGGTGATCAAAAATCATTATGTCTCCCGCCATAGTCTTTCTTGCTTTAAGTTCGACAACCGCATCTGGTTTGTCAATCTTTATTTGAACTGGTTTGCTGTTATCTATTACAATCTTCATTATGCTATAATCTCTTTTTCAAGTTGCTGAATTTGTAGAACCTTGTAAAGAACATCTTTACTAATAGGTTCGTCTTTGATACTCTCTAGAATATCGTGTACTTTTAGGAGGTTTTCTTTTATAGTCTCGTCTTTTTGTGTTTCTTCTAGATTTTGAGCGTTTGTAACAACTTCTTTTAAACGACCGATTTCTTCACTTAAAAAGAAGTTAAATTCCAAACCGTTATCGGCAAATGAAGAAATATAGTTAGAAAGTAGTTGCTTTTGATTCTCAAGTAGTGTAGAGTAGGAATCATTAAATCTTTTAGTAAAGGTCTTGACAACCAGCGAAGACACTTGTGGGGTTTGTGTTTTTTCTACTGGTTTGGAAGTAAGACGTTCTACTATCTGTGTTTCTAAAAGGACTTTTGTTTTTGGACTATCTGTGGTTCCAAAGATCTGTGCAATAGTTGCAAGGTGCTTGTAGTTTGGAACAAAGTTGTTAAACACATCTTTGGACAACTGTTTGTTAATCTTTGAGATAGCAACGCTTTGCTCTTTGAAAAGTTGCTCTTGATTTACTCTGGTGTGTTGGGTTTTTGTCTCTACAAGAATCTTCTCTGCGATTTTCTCTTGTAAGTCATTGTTCTCCATAAGAGTTTTGTAAAGGTCCAACTCTTTACGGAGTTCTGTTCTTGGAGCAAATGCTTCTTTCATTATCTGAATGGCAGCATTTCGTTTCTTGTTGTTCTTTGCTACTGACTGCTTTACGATCTCTCTAACGAGTGCTTCATAAATAAAAGCAGTGTTTCTTTTCTTGTTGTGCTTACCCATTTAGTTTTGCTCCAAGTCTTTAAAAATTTCTTTTAGTTCTTCTTTAACTTCGAAGATTTGTCTTTCCTCTTCTTCGTAATTAGTTGCTTTGTTCTCAAAAATGCCCTTACTCATTGACTTGAAAGAATCAAGACCTAGCATTGTCTTTGCGTCTTTTGATAGGTTCATTCTTATTTGTCTGTCTGGCATTCTTGATATCTCATGTGAATGGTCGGCACGGTAGGAACGCTTGCGTGCTCCTTCTGGTCGTTTATCTGTAGCAACTGGCTTATACATTTTACCTTTTGACTTTGTAGTTGTAGTCTCACCAGTTTTCTTGTTCTTTATTTTATAGCTCGGACTGTCGTCTCGTTTACCAAGAGGTTCGCCCTCAACTGGCTCAGACCCTGGCTCTGCTAGTAGAGTTGTATCTTCTTCAGCCGCTGGTTCTTCTGCTGGTGGCTCTTCTCCTCCCAGTTCGTCTCCGAGGTCTAGGTCGCCTTCTTCACCACCCAAGTCT